ATTTAATATACTCATAATAGTATAGCACCAATCACAAATCCTTTGGCGAAAGCGAGACACAACATCTGATAGTCTGTTAATTTAAACTTATCTTGTATCTTCTTTGCCATTGCTTTATCCCAGTCTTTGATTTTGGTTAAAGACTTACCTAGTTGTATATTCCACATAGTTTTAGATTAATTCTGGTTTACCTTTGAAATACTTATTTAACACATCAATTTGATCTTGATACTTAGCGATCATATTTAATTCTTCTTCTATTGCTTCAACTACATTAGAATGTTCTCCAATACCTACTGGTGAAGTAAGATATACCTCAACATTTGCTCTGTGCTTTGCAATATCTCCCTGTGCATGAGCGAGGAGTGCTTTAATTAATTGTTCTCTCATAGTTACAAATGATACAACTATCAATATATAGGATGTTAATTTTAGTGATGATATTGTGTTAAATTGATGACAATATCATAAATAGTGGTAGAATTTGAGAGGTAGTAAAATGAATCCAAAATCCATTCATTATGTTGTCCACCGTATCAATTCAAGGTAACAAAACAATGCACAATATCTTATCACATAATCAAATGACTTCGTGGAGTCATAGTTATAGCACTTTTGCTATTAGTCAAGATGACGAAAAACTGGATGACTACTACGAATGTCTGATAGAATGTGAAGACGATCAGAGTGCATGTAAACGTGTATGTAGAGAGATTCTAACTGAATCTGTCTAAGACAATTAAATAACTGTCACAAGACCTCTGGGCAATCGCTCAGGGGTCTTTTATATTATCCATGAACTTATACTCAGGTCGATCAGTTCTAATTTCTACATCAATAGCATCAAATATTCTATGCAATGATCTTGCATAAGATCTGTATCCACTACCAACATATAATTGACCTGCCACAACACTGACAGTAGCAATGCCCCAGAATAGATAATAAAATCTACTTTTGACTTGTGCCTTCAGTTTTTCTTTGTTTTTGGTCATAGTATTTAAGGAGTCTAAATTCAGACTCTTTCAATTTGAGTCTTTCAAGATGTTTTCGTGCATCTATTATATCCCTGAACCATGCACGATTAAAAGCATCTTTGGTTGTTGGTTCAAGGTAGATCGGGAAAGTATTGATGTGAGGAAAATTGTCCTTCTTTCTACTATACTTTGCTTCAATCTTATCGTAATTGAGTTTTGCTTTGCGTTTACGTTTAGGTGATGACGTTAGTTTCTTAGCATTACTATCGAAACTATTTTGTGTCTTTGCCATGTGCTTTGTCTAATAATAAACGAAGTTGGTCTATTCTTTGAAGCAGTTCTTCTGCCTTAGCGTGATCTGATTTGTTGAAAGCGGTCATGTAGTCTAAAATTAATTCTTTCAACTCGCTATTCTCGAACTTGCTCATATAATCCTTTGAGTTCATCTTCATTGAAATAAAGAGTTGCTTCAGTATTTACACTATCTGGATCTAACCACTCGAACCATTCATCCGCAAATGCCAGTGCGGAATCTGCGGAATCGGTTGATAACAATAGACTAAAGCGATCACAAACCCAGTCATGCAAAGCAGTGCGTTGTGCGGAAATCATAGATCATTTGTAAACTCTACATTTAATTTGGCATCTGCTAATGCACCTACCATATTCCATGCAGTTTCACCTGATACCATGTTCTCATCACAAAAATACTCTACAGTATCCTCAAGTATTTCCTTGAGTTCTATGAGTTGTGATGCTCTTTCATCACTAATATTCATCTTCTTACTACCGTAAGATCGTTAGTCAAGTGATTGTAAGATAGAAATGCTAACTCACTTGGTAATACTTGCTCTAGTGCCTTACAAAACTCTAATGTAAAACGAGATTGATACCTCCAAAACTTCTTCTCTTCATCAGAGTGAGGTTCTGCATTAGTTTTTACTTTAACAGTAAATTGCTTTGTATTCTCAACATCAATGTCAGCAAGCAGTTCTTTAACATGATCTACAATCATGGGTGCTGCCTTCTGTACCTTGAGTTTAGTTAGTGCTGGAAGATTTGTCATTAAAATGATGCAATGGGAATAGTATAGCATGAAAAATGGGTGAAGTCAACCGACAACACCCACTCAAATTATCTCATATATAAATATCCTCCTGCCCAGTCTGCTCTTGATAAACAATCTTCTCTTGACGATCTTTCAAGTAAGTTGTATCTTACATGTTGTGCTGGTTTTGCCCAACCTGCTGGTTTATAAACATCACCAGTCTCTTTATCAACAAAAGCATGAACACTACCATCACGATACTCATTACGATCTTGAAATGTATCGTAATCTTGTTGGATGATCTTGAAATACTTTCTACCTGACTGTACTCTAAACCTCATAAGATTAGCAGTACCATTATCTAATGCTGCTAATTGTTGTTGAGCATACTCAGATAAATCTTTTCTTCCATCAGCGAATCTCGCTGCATTGCCTTCAATCATTCTTCTATGGTATGCTTCATACTGTGCTGCTAGTGCATCACATAATTGGTCAACATACTTGCTGACTTGTTCAGTTTGAGAAACGAATAATGTTTTAGGCATTTGGACTTTGTAATATGGTGGGGGAAACAAATAGAGGACGATTCCTTGTGTATGATTACCCTTTCATCATATCTAAGATTTACAGGACTTATAACAATAAGAGCGAATCATTGATGTACGCCTGATGTCTTAGTAGAAAGGAACCTCATTTGTTTCCCATACCATTATTATACAGCAGTTGGTGGTGTTGTCTCGGTTGACTGTGACACTTCTTCAACTGGTTTCTCAGGGGTTGTATTCTGAGTGACCTTACCATTAAACTTATTCTGAACCCAATCAACTACACCTTTATCCTTTGCAAATGAAACTACTTGTGATCCTAACTCATACAAATATATGAATGGCAAGACTGCTAAGTCAAATCCATCCAATTCTTTAATCTTATCTCTTAACTCTTGAGTCCTGTTGCCTATGGTTTCTGATACATGTGTTTCTTCAGTCATAGCATTATGTATAAAATGTTATTCTTTATTTATTCTGACAGGCACATCTATCGTCCAACTTGGTGACGATAACTTAACGATTTTAAACTCTTTCTTTGCTTTCTCTCGTGCCTTTGCTGCCTTCTCAAATGATGCTGCTGGTTCATTACCTGCTGTTTCACCATAATGAGTATCCCATATCTCAGGATGTTCATGGTTATCAAAGAACTCTAAGATAGAAGTATCAACCATGTGATATATTGTATCAAAGGTTAGAGTCCTTCTTAATTTCTCAGCAATAAAATCATTCTGTGTAACAGACATTTCTTGCTTAAGGAACTCACCTCTATCCCATACTAAACCATTGACATCAATGGTAATAGTTATATTAGAATGAATACTCATTATTCCTCCTCAAAATAAATGCCATGAACAGCATTAAATGTATCTAATGAAATGTAATCATCATCATGTACTCTTGAGTTCTCAAATACAAAGAACTCTTCAATGAAATACCTTACATTAACACCAAGATTTTCTGCTGCATTAACCATTTCGCCAATTTGTTTGTCATTCATTTCATAGTCTTCTATGAGTGACTGTAGATCAGATAGGAATGAATCAATCATTTAATAGTACCGAGTTGAATAGTTTAACAATGGAATTGATTTTTGATTCGTTAGGTGTTCTAAACGAATAAGTTGTTTTTTCTTTGTTTAGTGCATCAATAATAATATTGATGTCACTACGTTCTAGTTCAAATTTGAATGTTTTCACTGGTTCCTCTGTAATAATAACAGGCATACGTTTGTACTTTGCTGACATTATAATAACCTCCATTCATTCTTCTCGATCATATCACCACAATGCTGACAACCTAATGCTGACCATGCAAAGTGATAAACTGTCTCTCCACAGTTACATTCTGGACATATTATAAACTTACCATGCTTTCCTGCTCTCGTTCTTGAACTAACATTCTTAGAATGATTAGTCCAATGTGAATGTGAATTGATAGTTTTATTTAAAATGCTATCAGTCCACTCTTGATAAGTTGCCATAGAAATTGTTGTAACATAGGTATCATACATCAACAAAGTGATCTTTCAATGAGGACTGTGACAGTTTATTTTCTGGTACACCTTCCTTGATCCTTTGCTTCATTAGTGTACCATAGTCTTCATGTAACTCACAACCAATGTAATATCTCTTAAGATTCTTGGCAACCATAGCAGTAGTGCCTGATCCCATAAAAGGATCAAGTATAACATCACCTTCTTCTGATCCTGCCTTAATACAAGGTTCGATCAACTCAGGTGGATACACAGCAAAATGACTGCCTTTATATGGTTTACAGGTTACTTTCCATACTGATCTCTTATTTCTCTTGTCATAGACCATCTTACGAGGTCTTGTGAGTCCTGAGAATTGATTGTCAGTATCTTTAGTGTTATTCATATTGATAGGAGTATTTCCTCCCCAACGCTCACCTACTGCCTTCTCTTTGATCGCTTCGTGATTGTAATAGTATTTCTTATTCTTACTCAATAGAAAGATATACTCATGGGATTTGGTACACCTATCTTTAACTGACTCTGGCATTGGATTTGGTTTATGCCAAATAATATCTTGTCTTAGATACCATCCATCTGCCCTCAGTGCAAATGCTAACATCCACGGAATACCAATGAGATCCTTCTCTTTGTATCCTTCTAGTTTGTTACCTCTTCTTGCACATTTATCTGGTAGATCTTGTTTAGTATTTGATACAGATTGTTTAACTAATCCCTGTCCTTTTCCTGGTCTATAGTTATAATAACTATCACCAATATTGACCCATAATGTACCATCATCAGATAGCACATCCCTTACTTCTCGGAATACTTCTACTAAGTTTTGAATATACTCTTCTGGAGATTGTTCTTGTCCTATTTGGTCACCCTCCCCTCCGTAGTCTCTTAGACCGTAATAAGGTGGAGATGTGACACACATTCTTGGAGTTAGACCAAATTGTTTGATAGTCTCACGACAGTCACCAAATAATATGGTATCTGTTAAATCACTTCTGTTCATTACGTCTGTTTTTGATGTATTTTAATTGACACCAAGAATCTTCATAGCATAGTAATAATGTATGAATCATCTTGTGTTGTTCATTTTTAGTGTAACGACATTCAGGTTTAGGACGTACACCAGTTTCTATTGTAATGTATCGTGGTTGTTCAATACCTTTTAAATTATATGATGGTTCTTCATCACATTTGAAATAGACCCAACCTTCGTCTTTACCATACTCACCACGATCCCAGATAACATAGTCACCGACTTCAGGTTCATACATGTTAATCTTCGGATTTCTTTATGCCTGTGATTTCATCATAGAACTCAAATGGTTCACGATCTTTGTTACTTTCTTTAGGTATTTTAAAGAGTTGTCTAAACTCTTTCATTTGATTTAATTGATCTTGCAACTTATCAATTTGCAGTTGCAATATCTCGAAGTTTCTTTCATTATTATTCTGCATCATCAAGAAATTCTTGATTGCTGCTTTAAATTCTTCCTCTTTCAATGTTAATAACCTCCAAGAATTAATGTGTTAAATGTTAATTAGTATCAGTATCTTGATGGTATTTCATTATACCTATCAGTTGATTCTTCCTTTGATTCTTTACATTTAGTATCAGAATCTTCTTTTGATTCTTTACATTTAGTATCAGAATCTTTCGGTCTAAGTTTCATTTTTCTAATCCTAATTTAGATTTGACAAAATTACATAACAATTTGACAAAAGATTTAGAAGCACTACCTTCTAACTCTTCAAACATATACATATTCAACTTGAATGCATAATTAGCCTCGCGTATGATGAGGTCTACGTCATCTTGTGCTACGTCAAGTTCGTCTAAAAGTTGGCGGTAACTTTTTTTGTATTTTTTAGAATCTGAGATTTCTGAAAAATCATAAAAACTCAATCCTTTGCCTTTTTCAGGTTTAAGAGAGTTTTCAGCAATACCTCTAAGTATTTGACCTCCAGAGAGGTCACCCAAATATCTGGTGTAATGATGACCAACCAATAGGTTGGGATCATCTTTTGCAATTTCACGAATCCTGTTAACATACTTCACACATGCCTCTGATTGTTTAATCTCGGTCTCCCAAGATGGGCCATAATAATATGACAGATCCTCCTTGAGTGACTCTTTACGAGGTAACTCTGGTAGATTGATCTTACCAACTACAGGATGATCCTTTA